GGGATGATTGCATCCTTTACAAATGGGCTAAAACTAAACCCAACGATTTATAACTTTAATCACGTTACGGAATATATGGCTGCTTATTGTGATTCAGACATAAGCCTGATTCCTTTGGTTGACAATAAGTTTAATTCAATGAAATCAAATTTAAAGGTATTAGAAACCGCATCAAAGAAAAACCCTGCTATTGTAAGCAATGTGCATCCTTACAGGGGATTTTATCCTGCCTGTCATGTCAATAGCCAAAAAGATTGGTATTATTGGATAAAACTTTTAGTTAATGATCCAGATGCAAGAAAGCATTATGGGGAAGCGCTTTATGATTATTGCAATAAGAACTACAACTTGCACGTTGTAAATAAGCACCGATTTGCTATTTATAGTAAAGTAATAGGAAATGCCGGTAATTAAATGCTCAAATGGGAAATACAGAATAGGATCAGGTGCTTGCATCTTTGATACAGAAGAAAAAGCAAACAAAGTATGGAAGGCAATTTTAGCTTCAGGTGCATACGCAGCCGATTTAAACAAAGTAAGTATAGATTTTGACGATACATTAGACACAGATAGAGGAAAAGAATTAGCAAAAAGATTAATTGCGGAAGGTAAAATAGTTTATATAATTACAAGACGACAAGAAAGTGCAAGTAAAGAGGTTTATAAAATATCTGATGAGTTAGGTATTCCAAAAAACAGAGTTAAATTTACAAATGGAGCTTATAAATGGGAAACAATAAAGCATTATGGAATTGGTACGCATTATGATAATAATGCACGAGAAATAGAGTTAATCAATTCAAAAACAACGGCTAAGGGTATTAAATTTGCATTTGAAGAATCATATACTGATTATCCAAAAGCAGCAGTTGATAATGCAAAAAAGGCTTTAAAATGGGCAGATGAAAACGGATGGGGTGAATGTGGAACTGCTGTTGGTAAGGCAAGGGCTAATCAATTAGCTAACAAAGAACCTATTTCTCGTGATACTATTGCAAGAATGGCATCTTTTAAAAGACATCAACAAAATAAAGACGTATCTTATTCGGAAGGATGTGGTGGTTTAATGTGGGATGCTTGGGGTGGAACAGAAGGTATTGAATGGGCAATAAAAAAGCTGCAACAAATTGATGAAAAACCACACTAAAATATATATAAATCATTTTGGTTACGGAGGTGAAGATTTTATGCCGTGCGAAGTATGTGGATCAAGAGCAGTAGATATTCACCATATACATAGAAGGGGAATGGGGGGAAATACAGATGCAGATAAGATTGAAAATTTGATGGCGGTTTGCAGATTGTGTCATATTGAATACGGAGATAAGAAACATTATATAGAATTTTTAATTGAAGAACATAAAAAAAAGTTAGATGGCAAAAGTTAAAAGTGATTCAAAAAAGGTTAACTTTGGTAAAAGAAAACGCGGACACGCTAAGAAATCTTTTAATAAACATAGCCCAAAACCAAAATTATATAGAGGTCAGGGCAGGTAAATAAAAACCTATGATAAAAAAAGTAAAGGTTACGGAAGTAATATCTAACCCTAATAACCCACGTTTAATTAAAGATGACAAGTTTAGAAAATTAGTAAAGTCAATACAGGAGTTTCCAGATATGCTAAATGTACGACCTCTTGTAGTTAACAAGGATATGGTTGTACTTGGTGGAAATATGCGATTGAAGGCAATAAAGGAAGCAGGGATAAAAGAAATCAGTATTGAAATAGTGGATTGGACTGAAGATCAGCAAAAAGAATTTATTATTAAGGACAACGTAGGATTTGGAGAATGGAATTGGGATGACCTTGCTAATGATTGGGATGAAATACAATTAACAGATTGGGGATTAGACATTCCTGATTTTAATAAAAACATTGATAACGAGGAGGGTGAGATTAAAATTAGCACCGAATTAGATCAACATAGCAATTATATAGTTTTAAAATTTAATACAGATATAGATTGGTTGCAAGTTCAGAGTATATTTGGACTTGAAAGCACATATAGTCTAAGACAGAATGGCAAGACTTGGAGCAAAGGAGTTGGCAGAGTAATAGATGGAATTGATGCTATTTTAAAAATAAAAGAAAGTTCAAATGAAGGTTAAATTTTATGCCCCATCTTATAAGAGACCGCAAAAAAGTATAACACAGATTAATTACCCTTTTGTAAAATTAATAGTAAGAGAATCGGAAGCAGAGGAATACTTAAAGAATGGAAATGATATTGAAATAGTGCCTGATAGCGCACAGGGTAATTTGTGCAGGATTAGGAATTACATCTTAAACAATTATTTTGATGCTGATTGCATTATATTATTAGATGACGATTGCAAAGGTGTTTATAGATGGGAGAAACAAAATAAAGTTAAATTTGATCCAGAGGAATTAATGGAATTTAGCGAATCAATGTCAGTTTTATGCAACGATTGGGGGTTTAAGTTTTGGGGTTTAAATTGCATACCTGATAAGGGAGCATACAGAGAACATACGCCGTTTGGAACTTTACAATATATTGGCGGTCCTTTTCAGGCGCATTTAAAAAACGATATTAGGTATGACGAGGATCTACCATTGAAAGAGGACTACGATATTACGCTTCAACACATAAAGAAACATAATGGCTGCCTTAGAGTGAACTATGCTTTTTATGATGTGAAACAAGCAGAACAATCTGGAGGATGTGCGACATATAGAAATTTACAAAAAGAGAAAGAACAATTTGAATTATTGCAAAAGAAATGGGGTAGCAATGTAATAAGTCAGGATAAGAAAAGTAAGAGGAGTTACGATTTTAACCCTATATTAAAAATACCTTTGAAAGGGGTATAAAACAGAAACATAACAGAAATGCCATTTGAAAAGGGAATAACACCAAAGGGAGCGAAACCCTTTGAAGCAGGAGAATCAGGAAACCCAAGCGGGAGACCAAGAAAATATGTTAGCCTATTAAAGGATCAGGGCTATAAACTAAGCGAAATCAATGACACAATTCAAGTAATGATGTCAATGGACATAGAAGAGCTTAATGCAGTTTATGTAAACCCAAAGGCAACGATAATGGAAAAAACAATAGCTAATGCTATGAATAAGAGTTTACAGAAAGGTAGCCTTTATAGTTTAGATACTTTACTGACCAGAGTTTATGGAAAACCAAAAGAACAATATGATATTCAGCAAGACACTAAGATTGAAGTTGTATTTGTTGAGGGCAAAACTATTTTATAGTGCGCATAGAATTACCTAACCCCCATATTAATCAAAAAAAGATATTAGAATGCAATAAGCGTTTTATTGTAGTTATGTGCGGAAGGCGTTTTGGCAAATCAGAACTATCCCAGATATTATCAATCAGCGAGGCAATCAAAGGAGGACAAGTCGCATATATTACTCCCACCTATAAATTAGCTAAAGCATTCTTTGAAAGGTTAACATCTGCTATCCCATTTAAAAACAATATCAGCAATCTAAAAATTTATTGCCCTAATAATGGATCAATAGAATTTTTTACAGGGGAACGTCTGGATAATCTAAGGGGGCGCAAATTTCATTTATTAATAATAGACGAGGCTGCATTTATCCCTGACTTAGAATCAGGATGGCAAAATAGCATCCGACCAACCTTAACCGATTATGAAGGCAAAGCAGTTTTCTTATCTACTCCCAGAGGAAAGAACTTTTTTTACTCAATGTTTATGAAAGAGGGCGAGAACGATTGGAAGAGCTTTAAATTCAGTACCTACGACAATCCTTATATTAATGCAAGGGAAATAGATGACGCCAGATTGCAATTACCTGAAGTAGTGTTTGAGCAGGAATACCTTGCAAATCCTGCCGAGAATAGTGCTAACCCTTTTGGTAATGCCTTTATTCAAAGATGTATTAAACCAATATCAGCGCAGCAAATTGTTGCTTATGGCATTGATCTTGCTAAGTCAGTTGACTTCACCGTTATCGTAGGGCTTGACAATGGGGGTAACGTGGCTTATTTTGATAGGTATCAGATGGACTGGCATAATACTAAGGCGAACATCAAAAGGCTCCCTATTGCGCCTATATTAGCAGATAGCACGGGAGTTGGTGATCCTATACTTGAAGACTTAATCAGGGAGGGCGTAAATATTGAGGGCTTAAAGTTCACAAGTCAATCTAAGCAGCAATTAATGGAGGGATTAGCGCAGGCAATCCAACAGGGCAAGATAGGTTATCCAGAGGGAGTTATTGTGGACGAATTAGATGTGTTTGAATATCAGTTCACGGCTAATGGGGTTCGCTATTCAGCGCCTTCAGGATTCCACGACGATTGCGTTATGGCTTTAGCTTTAGCGTGGCAGAATTTCAACCTTAAAAGGGGATCAGGGCGGTACGCCTTTGCTTAATTAAATAACTTATTGATTTCTAATAACTTATAAAATTTAACATTTTATTAAGAAAAAATATGTCCTGAATGTATAAAATATGTGCAAAAGGTGTATATTTGTATAACAAAATCAAAAAAACAAGTTATGAAAACAACAACTGAAAGAGTAAAAACAATTAGAAATGAATTGAAAAACTCATTACCTGCTTACAAATTCTCAGTAACTAAAAGACATTGGAACGGAGTTAATATTGTGATCCTGTCAGGACCTGCAAAATTAACTGAAGAAAATTACGAAGATGTAAATACTTGGTATATTAATGAGCAGCCAGAAGGAGTTAAAAAGAATGTTTTAAATATTGTTAATTCAATAGCAAGCGAAGGAGTTATATACAGAGAAACAGGGGATTACGGAACTCAACCTGATTTCTACGTTCACATTAAGATCGGAGAATTTAATAAACCATATATTCATAACTAAAACCCCCGCAGGGGTGCGCCTGCTCAACGCACTTTTATTATGAACAGATTAAAAACCTTACAGGAAAAAAGAAATGAGCAATACAAAGCGGAAAGCCTAAGCGGAAAATGGTTCTGGTATATAATGGGCGGCGCTTTATTATTAACGGCTTTAATAGAAAATTTATAACTATGCCTTATTCAACTTGCTGCGGAGCAGAAACCGATATGACTGAAATAGGAATTTGTCCTGAATGCTTAGAACATTGCGATTGGGAGGAGGAGGACGAGGAAGACATTGAGGCTGATAAGGAAGCTGATAACCAAATTGCTCAAGCTAAAATAGATAAATATGAAAAATAATTATGAGTTAAAACAATCCCTTCTGGATAAATTAGAGATAG